CAAGATCAGTTTTTTCAGCATTTTTACCATCAAACACCCACATTCCTATTTCATAGGGAGGATCATTTTCTTGATTAATTTCATCCTCTAGGGCTTTATGAAATCTAACTGCTAGTACCGGTTCTTGTCTACTTTGATTATATTCCTCAAGTAGTTTGCTTTGATTTCTTAACCAATCAGCTTGTTCTCTATTTAACTTCTGAGGCTTAGCTCTCTGTTTACTTTTAAAAATATGTTTGTCAAATAGCTCTGCCATGTCTGGATTCCGTTCTCTGAATAGTTTTGTCTGTGAAACATAGGCTGCATAACATTCTGCAAAGAATTCAAACGGATTTTTACTTTTGGAGTATTCAGATACAAATCCTCCTGATTCGTTTTTTTCTTCCTTAGCAAGTCCTTTAAAATAAAGTTCATTAATTTTAGCTTGTATGAATTTGGGTTGATTATAATGAACCTGATGTGCTAATTCATGTATAACGGTAAGTGACACAAATCGCCTCTGTTGCCAAAAAGATTTCAATATTTTGGCTTCGTCTTCAGGAAGTTCTGTAGCGTTCTCAGGTAATCGTCCAGTATCCTTTAATCTCTGAATCCTTCGGTCTATGTCTCCTTTTGGGCTTCTAGGAGATAGCTTATCCATAAGACCATACACTTCCATACGTCCTTTTTCAGGATGAGGCTCACTGATTATAGTATGTTCTGGATCATGCCCATTAGCAGCAGTAGCAGTATAACCAGCGTTTTCCAGTTTTTTATAATAGTCATGTTCCTTAAAAGTAACTCCAAGCATCTTCTGTTCATATTCTTCATGTTTTAAATATTTAAGCTGGTTTTCGTGGTTTCTCGCTTGAGGAAAAAACTCTTTATCAGATATTTTATTAGCATTCCATGCGTCACTAATATGACTAAACTTTCTGTCTGCCTCTTGCACTAGTTCACGATACTTTTTATCTATTTCCTTACGCTCTTTTTTGGTTTGTTTATGGAACTCTTCATACTCGTCTAGCGTATCATCACCATCCTGATACGAAATTGTGGGGGGTGACTGCGTTTTAGGCACCCAGCCATCGAACACGGAGAACTCAAGAGAAGTTCTATCGTACTTCCCATATCTTGCTATTCCCTGAACTTCGCCGTTATTGCTCCATGCTTGCCCCCCACCTAAAGTAAGTGATGATATCAGGTTAATATGATGCATGGGAATATTAACTCCGTCATTACCGGGATATCTACTACCAATAAAAGCCTCAAATATTTGCATAATACTGTCTGGCTTAATGTCGTGATAACCTTTATCACTATTCTGATTTTCCCAAACCGGATCAATTTTGTTAGCTAGAAGGTTAGCTTTACCATTACTAACAATCTTGAGTTTAAAAGATTTCCCTTGGTTTGGCAGGTATCTATCAAAGCCCCCTTCATACCAATATCTAAGATATGCTTCAGGACTTCTCATTGGGTAAAGAGTAGAGGGCTTCCCATCTCTTATAGCTTGCTCATAATTTTCCAAGTGATATTCTCTATTCTTTGATGAATAGGTTGAATCAAAGAATGTTTTCATAAGTAGATTCATAATTTCATATTCAGGAGTAGACGGATCATTGAGTTTTTCTTGAAACTCTGGATGAGAATCTTGAAACCTCTGAACATCTTCTGCTATTGCTTTCTCTGACGCTTCGCTTAGTTCAGCTATCTTTTCTTTATATTCTTCTGATGTTCTGTATCTAGCATTCTTTCCTGCTTCCGTCTCTTCATCTAAGCCAGTTTCTGGATTCCAAAAACGATATGGTTCACCAGCATCAGTTTTGGCATCAGTTTCTTTTTCTTCTTCCATCATATCTGGAGTACGAATCCAATACTTAGCCCCCCTCTCAGTACCCAACTCAGGAACTCCTTTAGGAGGTTTTTCCTGCGTAGAGTAAACAGCGTTGGGGGGCAGTTGTTCTTTTTGAATAAACTTATATAATTTAGTTACAGGGGAATCTATTCCTTCGTCTTCTCCTGTCTTCCCCGACTGAATATTACCCCTATATCCATTCCAGCCTTTGTAGTCTTGGAGTCCGTCCCATTCTGGGGCGTCTGGATCGAAGTTGCTGAATCTTCCTGTTTTTCCTTTCTCTTTACCAAATGTCCTGACTCTTCTAGCCTTAACACCATCCCATCTATTTTTTCCTGAAATTCTTCGTGTCTCATTATGTATTAGTACCTCCTCTATAGATTCTATAAATTTGTCATAGTTATCATTATATACGGATAAATTTAGGATGTCAATTCCCATACCATCTGGATGTGCTGCAAATGCCATAAATCCTTCGCTTATCTTATCAATAATTTTTCCTAACTCAATAAAGTCTGAAGCACTAACTTTGCGCCCAAACTTTAAAGTTATTGAAGGTTCAATAGATTCTCCCTTCTCATTAGGCTCAGGCATGGTACCATATTGCTGGTTAGGAATTAATTCATGTTCAGTATGTATAATAACTTGCTTTTGGTCAAAGTCCTTACCAGCAATATCTACCATAAGGTCTGTAAACTCATCATACCTATCTTGATCAATCGTACCTGTAATATAGATACTTGGTTCGTATTCATTCTGAAACATACCAAAGTTTCTACCCACAGAAACATCACCAAAGTTATGCTCCTTCAGTAAGTCAGTTACATGTGCCTGACCTTTTGCAGCTAAATCAATGAGGTTCTTTTGAGCCGTCTCTTTATCAGCATCAGAAGAATTTTCATCTCCTAATATCTTAATAGCTTCTGCTGATAACTCTCGATCCTCAAGTGTAAAGTGATCAGTTACTCTTTGACCTTCTCCAGTTGCAGGGGATATACCCACCTGAAGTTTTTGACGCTCACGCCACCACGGAACTCCTCTAGGAGTAGATAAAATCTGTGCATCTTCAGGAGGATCAGTTTCACTTGAATAGTCCCAAACTGTACCTTTACCGGCATACTCTGGGGAACCAACTTTAGGCGCAGGAACTCCTACACCCTGTTTAATTAAATATTGATCTAATAGATCAAAGACGCTAAGTTGTAAATTAATAGTCTTGTTCGTCATCTAAAGGAACCACACCATTATTTGAAGGTCTAGGGGGTTTCTGTTGAACCCTACTAAATCGTGTTGGGTCACCAAAGGTGGCTTTACTAACATCTGTAATACCTGTAGGAGATAGTTGAGCAACATAATCTATTCCGCTTTGAGCAAACCACATCTGTGTCAGGTCTGGAGTTACTTCCTTAATAACAGGAGAACTGAATCCTTTTAGCAGCAGGGATTCTACCCATGTCTTAGAAAGAGTTAGCTCACTTTTATTTGCCCTAGCTTCTGCATACTCATCAATATCTCGCTCTTCATCAGGATGTTTATCATGCCAATCAGGTGTTACCCCACCGGTACGTCCTTTAAATTTTCTTTGTGATGGTGGTATGGTTTTCTGCATTGCCATAATTGGTTCACCACCACCAGCTTCTGGTGGCATTCCACCACCCATCTCTACACCACCTCCACCCATCTCCCCTCCCATAGCTCCAGCCATAGCCTGTTGTTCTTCCATCTGTTGTTGTTGCTGTTCTTGTTGTTCCATCTGCTGTTTCTGTTGAGCCAGACCCATAGCTTGCTGTTCTCCCTGCATTTGTGCAGTTGGAACTGCTTCACCTGAAACAACAAATTCTGCTTCATCTAAAGAAACATGCTGCTCTTTTAGTTTAACTTCAAAACCTAATTGAGCAAACTGTGAAACAATTTGAATCCTTTGTTGAGTCAAACTAATTCTAGTATTCTCAGCTTTCTCTTCAGGTTGGGGTAATTTAATTTCCCAATCAGTTATGCCAAAGGCTCGTAATAATTGCGGAAATACTTTCTCGTGAAATAATCTTTGGTCACCTTCAACTACACGACTCATTACTACTAATTGCTGTGTTTGTGTTGAGAGTCCACCAAAAGCTTCCGGTGCGCCTTGCCATGCAGGAGTAACGCCCCACATAGCTGCAACCCTTTCCCTAACTTCTTCACGAACAGGTAGGTAGTCCATCTCTTGTAAGCTATGGAACAGTCGTACCATATCTACTCGACCCCTTTGATTCCTTGCACTTACAGCTACCATTGGAATGTAGTTGGGATCTATTCTTGTTTGGGCTGCAATATGTTCTCGTTCCCTTCTCAAACTCTCTGGATCATCAGTTGTTACCATTAACATAGAAGCTGGCATCTTGCGCTCAAAGAAATATCTATAGAGGTTTTTATCCATGCCAACTAAGGTTAGTGCTTTCTCAAAGATTGTTAGAATTGGTGACCATCCATAAGTCTCTGAAGGAGAGAACTTAGACATGTGAATAATTTCAGAATCCATTAAATACATATGCTGGCTTCTGTGGTAGTACTTATACATAGCAGGCACTAACTCAACATGACAATCTCCTCCTTCACATACTCCCGGATTTTCCTGTAGTTTTTCTCTGTGTATAGGACAGAACCAATGTGCATTCTTTGGTAAGCCAGCAGAATCTAAATCAAATTCTACTACAGCAGGATTTAATCTTCGTATTTCTTTTAGTCTGGAAGTTATTGTCCCCTCTCCAGTATCTTTATATTCCTTAGCTAAATACAGAAATCCATCATCTAAGGAATTAACATCAAAATGAAATTGTCGTAATACTTCTTCTAATGACTGATCAAAAACATTACAATCAGAAAGCCACTTCTGAAGTTTTTCTTTTTGTTCAGGATCAGGGTCTTCAACAGTTGGTATAAATTCAACCCCTCTACGAAAAACCTCACCTGTAATATGACTTAATGGTCCTCTGATTTCCTCAACTGACATAGCAATTGTCTGCAAATCCATTACAAGCTGTTGCCTGTATGCCATTTGATGACGTACCCAAGTGTTTACTACATTGTCTAAGCCAATCGTAGGGGCTGATCCCGTATCTCCAGTTGCCTTCATAATATCTAATAGACTAATCTGCTTATTGAGATCAGTCATTTGTTGAGTCATTTGAGGCACTTGAGGAAGATATTCAGATAGTTTCATAGTTTTTATTCGTCCTTGGTAATAGTCAATTTTGCCATATCCGACATAGCTGCTAGTTTCAAAATAGATTCCATAGCTCTTTCCTTCAAATTATAATCTTCCGAACGGGGTGTTTCCCTTAAGATTAGCAACTTTTCTTCTTGAGCTTTGGCAAGTTGTTGTTTCAAATTTTCTATTTCTTTATCTTGGTTAGCTAAATCTTCTTCAAAACCTATAGTGGGCATT